TCAGTCGACATGAATTGTCCTCTTGGCAAAGGGCCCGGGGCCGAACTGGTCGGAAAGCTGGCATACGGCCAGCGTAAAGGCTCCGGCCTGCCTGGCGGCATTCCAGATATCGTCCGGAATGACATATCGGGGGGATTCGATATCCGCCGCGTGCAGAATCGCCCCGCTTTGTATGATCCGAAGTCGATAGCTTTCCCGAACCTCTCCCAACGGTATGTCCAGGCCGTCCCAGCCGTCGCCGTCGATCCGGCTGCGGCGAATCCATGTCGCCGTCCGGTTTTCGACGCGCAGATGGCAAGGGGCATAGGGGCGAAGCCCCACCCCGCGCGCCTGCGTGATTTGTGTACGGTAACTTGGATCGTCGAAGGCCCGCTTCGCCGGCCCGATCCGCCAGAACCGTTCCTGGCCACGGGCGGACGGCGGAAGGCTGACCTGCCGGGGCGCACCATCCATTATCACGACAATGCTGCCCTCTGGCCAGACATCCGGCATGATTGCATCCGTGCCGGCCTGACCGCGCAGCCTGTCGCTGATCTCCCACAGGTCCCTTTCGACGGGAACCGCTTTTGAAAACTGGATCACTTCCCAGTTCTCCATCGACCCGTCGCCAACAGCCATGACGTTCGCGCCAGCCAGCAAAGCCTTTTGTCCAACCGAGCGCAAGGTTGCATCCTTGATCCGAAGCCGCAGCGGTGCCCCACGGTCCAGAACGGCAGGGCGCGCGCGACGCAGCGGGGATTCGGTCCGCCCGATGAATGCTCGACGTGTCAGAACGGTATTCAGATCAAACCCGCCTTCGGCTTCGATCGACGCATAGGCCGCGACCGAACCCGGCCACGGCTTGGCCGTTGACGCAAGATAGGGTGCATGAGGCTGCTCATCCCCTTTCAGCAGCGGCAGATCCAGAAAGACCGACCAGACCGGCAGCAAAGGCGTATAGCGATTGGTGATACCATCATCTGGGTTCGACATGGCAGGTCGATAAACTCTTGGCTCGATCCGCACAGCGTCCACGGTGATGGCACCTGCGCGCTCGACCCGGTCGATACGCCATCTCTTGGGTTCTGCGTTTCCGATGTTCATGCGGATCACGTCCCCTGGGCCAAGATCCGCGGCAGAAGGCGGCAAGGAAAACCGTGTGGAATCTGCGGAAACACGTGCCTCTGACAGCCAGCGCTCGGCGATGGCTCGGCCCTCGGCACGGGTAAGGGACATCGAAAATTCGCTGTTGCTGACCGTATCGCCGCCTGTATCGGATAAGCTGACCTCGACCGTCGCCACACCATAGTCGGCGCCCGACTCTATATGCGTCAGCCGGACCCGCTGGGAAAGTTCGGCCTGCGGCTGGCGAATCGTTTCGAAACCCGAAATATCTTCTCCGATCGCCAGATCATCGGGACCAAGGTCGCGCGCAATCCGGCCATCGCGATGAACAAAGCGCAGTTGCCCTTCACGTTCTACAACATCCAGTCCATGGGCCAGAAGCAAGGGCTGCAAGGCAGCGCGTGCAGTTTCGCCGCCATGAACCTGATAACCACGAACCAGGCCGGTCACTGCGCTGACATCGGCATCCCTGACACCCGCCTCGCGGCAGATATCGGCAATGACCGATGCCAGCATAACGGCCCCCGCCCGACCGTTCAGCCAGTGCCCACGCTGCCAGGCGGGACCATCCGACCACAGATCGGTTCTTCCGGGGAATGCAGGGAACGGTCGTGCATCCCAGCACCAGACATGCGCCCGGCCCAGATCGACCATGCGCCGACCGTCGGCCATCGCAGGATTGTGGGCGGCCTGTGACCAATATGCGTTAACTGCCGAAATGTAAGCGGCCTGGATGGCATCGTCGCGCTGACCATTTGAATAATGCGGCAGCGTGCTTTCCGAACTCATCGCATCCAGAAACTTGTTTGGCTGGTTCGTCGCCTTGTCCAGTGCAGCGCAGCCGTATTCAGTGAACCAGATTGGCTTGGATCCCGGCAGCCAAGCCGTCTCCTTGCTGCTCCGGACTCCGTTGGGCCGGTCGAAATGCTGGTTTTTCCACCAGCTTTTCAAATCCTTGTATTTCCAAACCCAGGCCTCGTCATAGGTACCGTCGGTGATCGGCGTCCGAACCTGCGCATCCCGATCGGCCTCGCTGGCGTAATACCAGTCGAATCCCTCTCCGCCGCAAACATTGGCCTGTAAATAGTCTGGATTGCCGATGCGCCCCCAGTGGGCGTCCAGATGATCCTCGGAATCGCGCCAGTCCGATAGCGGCATATAGTTGTCGATGCCGACAAAATCGATGTCGGGATGGGCCCACAGCGGATCGAGATGAAAGAAAAGCTCGCCCTTGCCCGGATGATGACCGAAATATTCCGACCAGTCGGCAGCATATCCGATCTTGACCGATGGACCCAGGATTTGCCGCACATCGGCTGCCAGACGGCATAATTGCTGGACTGCGGGATAGCTGTTTCCGGCACCACGGATCTGCGTCATGCAGACCATCTCTGACCCAATCAGAAAGGAATCGATCCCCCCTGCGACGGCACAAAGATGCGCATAGTGCAGGATGAACCGGCGATAGGACCATTCCTCTGGCCCGGTATAGCGCACGTCGTCGCCATCGCGGACAAAATCCGTTACGGCAGCGGCGCCGAAAAAGGCCGCAACCTCCTCTGTTGCGGCAACAGTCCCGTCGGGCGAACCGCCGCCGCCCGGCGCAACCGATGTGATGATGCGGCCCCGCCACGGCATGACCGGCTGTTCGGTCGCGCCATAGGGGTCGGGCAGACGATTTCCCGACAACTGCTCCATCAGGATGAACGGATAGAAAACAGCCTTGCGCCCCGACTGGGCGATTGCCTTGAGTCCCTCGATCACCGACCGATCCGACGGCGTGCCGCCATAGATCGGGCGGCCATCCACGCGCGCGACCTGGGCGGCATCCGCGCGCTGGATGCCGGTCACCGACCAGGGCATTTCGGCCCCGTCCACCTCGCGCTGCTCGACCTTGGGACGCAGGGCGCAATGGTTGATGCGCAAGTCGCTTCCGAACCACGACACGACAACGGAAACCGACCCGACATTGGGCAGTTCCCGCCCCAGAATATTCAGGGAGGCAGTGACATCCGTGCCGCCCATCGGCGTGTTGACGTTCGTGGAACGCAACTCGCCCAGCCCCAGATCCTGATTGACCGGCGTCGTCGCCAGCGAATACTCGCCCGTGCCCGGTATCAGCGCAACCGCCCGAATGTCGCGGCAAAGACCGCTGCCGTCCTGCGCGGGCGCCGTCACCTCGAAGCTTAGCTGGGGCATCCGGTTGCCCCAGGGTTCAAGATTCAGATCCTCCAGCACCACATAGGCCAGGCCGCGATAGGCCGGTGCCATCTGGCCCTCGTGCGCGGCAATGGCCGGATCGGGGTATTGATTTTCATCGCCTTTATAGACCCGCATGTTCAGATCGTCGGCCGAGATTTCCTCGCCATCGGCCCAGACTCGGCCCACCCCCAGGATGCGCCCCTCGCACAAGGCCAGCGCAGCCGACAGACGATAGCTGATCTGCATAACCGTGGATCTGGGCGATCCCTTACCGCCCCCTGCGTCTTCGGAGCGCGCAATTTCCTCGAGGGGCGAGGCCCAGATGACATGACCCGGCACCCGCATCTGTCCCCAGATGCGCGGAATGGGCATGCCCTCGCCTCCGGTCTGGAGACGCAGCCGGTCGATGCGCCCCGTCTCGACCGCCCGCGACCCGTTGCCCAGCAGTTTCTGGTCGATCGCCCGGCCCACCGTCGCGCCGACGGCGCGGCCAATCACCGCGCCAGACAGGCCCAGAACCGCGCCGCCAAAGCTTCCGCCAAGCGACGCCCCGACAGCGGACAGGACGATGGTTGCCATCACGGTCTCCTAAAGGTCTTGAATTCAGGGAAAGCGGAACCGGGCCACGATCCGGTTCTGCCAAGGCATCGTCAGGGGGCTGTCGATGACGCCATGGGCGTTGTAGGCGTGAATGAAGCGCGGGGCCTCGCCGACGGCGGACATGACGCCCAGATGCTTGGCAATGGCGCCCGCCCGCATCCTGAACAGCAATACATCCCCTGGACGCGTCGGTTCCACCTGTGCGACCGGCACCAGATGGCGCAGCGCGGCCGAAAACAGAACCTCGTGGCCGCCTCCCTCGCCCCAATCGGGCGTATAAGGGGGCAAAACCTCGGGCTCGGACCCATAGCGTTCGCGCCAGATGCCCCGCACCAGCCCAAGACAATCGCAAGCGACTCCCTTCACGCTGGCCTGGTGATGATAAGGTGTTCCGATCCAGGCCTGCGCCAGATGCACAACATCAACCACGTCGTCCCCCCGTCTGCGGCGCCATGATCCAGTCTTCGGAAGGTATGTGAGGAAACCCGCGGAAATTCAGGAAATTATCAAACTTTTTGCGACACGTTTCCGCACGCTTGTCGCAGCCCGCCACGATGCGCACCCGATCGCCGATGTCGGGCAAGATGCCCAAAGCCTGCCACAGTGCGATCTCGCGGCGTCCACCCGGGCTGGCAACGTCGTCCTTGATTGAGGCATGAAGCCCCTCGGCCTTACCACTCAGAACCAGAATATTGCCCCGCTCGAACCAGCCGGGGCCGTAGGCGGGAAAAGCCGTAAAACCCAAAACGCTGCCATCGCTGACTTTTGCAATGCTTGCCTCGGTCATGAACGTCGCGCCAGTCAGGATACGCTTGCAATTGCTGTCACCCAGCCGTGCTGAACAGCGCGGATGAAACACCAGACCGCGGGCTGCATTGAGAGGCTCGGAAAGCCCCCTTAGTTCGGCCCGGAAGGCGCCACGGGAACGAGCAATCTCTCCCAGGCTGCCGGCAAAGATCAGGCGGCGTGATGCGACACGGGTCCAATCTACCTCCCACATACGGACCTCGGCACCGTCCCACCGACCCGCAAGGACATCCTTTTCGGTGATTGCATCATCCGATAGCGCACCTTCGGCTTCAGAGTTGTCAACCGAAAGACCGGTTGCCTGAACCAGCGCGCGGGCCGACATGCCATGGTCCGGAAGAAATCGGATACCCTCAAAGGTCAGGCTGGCGTCATGATCAGTAAAGCCCAGCACCATCCCATCGGCGCGGCGCACCATCCAGGCCCGCGCAATCGTCGTCGCAGTCATACCCGCACCTCGATAACGGGAATGTCGGGGATCTCGCCTGCCTGAAAAGAGGCAACGGAAACAGCGATGCGGTCGGTGTCGAAGCGCACGGGTACGTCAAACTCATAACCTGCCGTTATCTCCGCTCCAGCCTCGGGGGCATCGGCAAAACTGACAACTCCTGTTGCGTGATCTACCGAATAATGCCTACCGGCAAACACTTCGCTTCCGCCGACCCCGGCCCGGACGCTGTCGCGCACAGGCTTCGTGATCGGCCGGACATAGCTGCCCGGACCCGAGGAATAGATTTTGGTCAACGCAAAGACCTTCTGCACGCCGTCCCCCCGGGCGATGACCTGATCGTCAAAGGCCGGCGCGCGCGATGGCAAACAACTCTTGTAATCGGACCAATCCTTCCAGCGAAACCCGTGCAACTGACCCGCACGGGCTTCGAAAAAGGCGATCAGGGCCGCCAGATCGTCCAGCGACCGCAGCCCCATTCCGGCGTCATAACGCCGCCGGGCATGGGCCCAGGGGGTATTGCGCTCCTCGAACCCGCTGGCCAGCGCAACGATCTCGGTCCGCCGCTCTGGCCCGCCCAGCGATCCGAAGGACAGATTGGCCGGAAATCTTACATCGTGAAAAGCCATGAGCCGATCCTGTGTTCAGCCGTTACGTTCGCCACGGGCCATGACACGACCAAGTTGCGCCGCGATCTGGGCCTGGCTGCGCTGAAAGCCCGCAACATCGGGCGTAGAGACGTTCACCGTGACGTTCACCGGCCGCGAACCACCCCCGGCCGACGCAACCCCCAGCCTTCCGTCCGCCCCCCGGCGCAGTGGCATGATGGCTTCGGGACCTGCCTCGCCCATCAGGCCGGTCGCCCCGCGCATGGGAAAGTGCGTCGGCTGGCTGACGACACCGCCCTTGGCAAAGGGCATCACACGCCCTTGGACAAAAGCCCCGCCATTGGCAAATGGCATTGCTCCTGACAGCATGCCGCCGATCCCTTGGGCCAACGATCCGGCCAGGGCATTTTCCACGGGCTTCATTGCCATCGAAAACACGGTGTCCGCAATCGAACGACCTATGCCCTTCAGCGCCTCGGACAGCTTTTCGCCGTCAAAAACCAGCCCGTCAAAGGCCCGTCGCAAGCCGCCCTCGATACCCGAACTCAGCGATCCGACCTCGCGCGCCGTCACGGTTACCGATTGGCGCAGCCGCTCCAGTTCGGCCTCAAAGGCAGCCGTCATGCGCCCGGTATTGCCGAGTCCCTCGTCCAAGTCGTCCAGCGCAGAGCCGAACCCGTTCTTGTTGGCCATCGCCCTCGCCTCTTATCCAGATGTTTCCGTCGGCCGGTCGGGATAGCGCGCCGCCAGTTCCGCCAGCCGGTTGCGCGTCATGGCAGGCGGCCCCGCCTCGACACCCAGCATCAGCGCCAATTCCGCGGGCGTCAGCGCCCAGAACTGATCCGGGCGCAAACCAAGCCCCCGCATCCCGGCCCGCATCAACCCCGGCCAGTCCAGACCGCCAGTCATGCCGGGATCCGAAATGCCCGTGCCAAAAGTTCGGCAGCGGCACGGCCCGCCGCCACCGGCCCGCCGCCGATGTCCACTGTCAGAAGTTCCGCGGCCGAGCCGCTCCAGCCCCCGCCCCGCAGGCCTGCGACAAGCACAGCCAGCACATCGCGGCTGCTGAACCGGCCCTGTTCGAACCGTTCTGCAATGGCCATCAGGCTGTCGGCACCCAGGTCATGCTCTAACTCTGCCAGGGCGCCCAGCGTCAAACGGGCGACGTGGAGGGTGCCGTCCAATACTACTTCGACCTCTCCGCGCATCGGGTTTGCCATCACATGGCCACAAAACTCAGGGCCCCAGCCGAGGCTAACGTCACCTCATAGGTCGCCTCGCCATCGTAGCTCCCGGCATATTCCAGCGCGGTGATCTGGAATGGTCCTTCGACCGTGCCAAAATCCGGGATAACGACCTGGAACCGAGGCACTTCTCCGTCAAAGAAAATCTGCCGTGCACGGCCATCGGTACTAGCGTCGCGAAAAACCCCCGACCCGGAAATCGAGGCGCTGCGCACCCCCGCGCCACCCAGCAGCTCGCGCCAACCACCTTGGCTTTCCAGGCTGGTCACATCGATGGTTTCAGCATTGAACGACAATCGCGAGGCGCGAAGCCCTGCAACCGTCTCGAACGCTCCGCTCCCGGTCATGTCCATCTTGATCAGCAGATCGCGTCCATTCTGTACCGCCATTGGCCCTACTCCTCAGCCAGATCAATCCGTGCGCGAAAGGTCAGATCGACCCGACGCGCAGCCCCGTTTTCAACCCGCCGCGCGCGGGCGCGCAGGAACCACAAAGCGGTAAGTCGCCCTCGGCTTAGCGCCAATTGCGCCTGATCCAGTGCATCGGCAACAGCGGCAGCCGCAGCCTTGACGGCTGCAAAACCTACCCCCTGATCCGCGCCAGACAGAACCGACACGATGAAATCATGTCTCGATCCTGCCGCCGTCACGTCACCCGCATTCCTAACCTCTTCGGGACCAAGCGAAACAAAAACTCCATTCGGCGTTTCTACCGGCATCGCATCAAAGATCGCATCTCCCACAAGGTCTTGCAGGGCGGGATCGGTACGCAACTGCTGATAGACCGCCCCTTGCAGGGCGACGCTTGCGGCAAAGCTCATGTTTGTTCCTCTTCTCGGGCAAAGCAGGTCAGCCACAGACCGGTCGGATCACGTTCGGCCACAGCTTCGATGACAAACCGGCGTGGTCCCATCCGCAGCCTCTGGCCGGCAGCAGGACGCCGTGGATCGCCGTATCGTGCGCCGCGCGTTGTGATGCGCCAGAACACCACACTCTCCGGTCCGACCTCGGCTCCGCGTTCCGTTCCGGTGGTCGCTTTCATCTCGACCCACAACGATCCTATCCTCTGCCAGACGATGCGATAGCCGCCCATCTCGTCGGACTGGCGAACGGGAGTTTCCAGATCCAGTTGAACATTCAGCCGGGGTGTATTCATCGGCTTGCCTCGCGGCTGCCGCGTCCAGCCAGCGTGCGCACCTGACGCCATCGCTCGATCAGTGTGCTGACGCCAAACGGCATTGCACCCCTGTTTCCGTCCATGCCGCGATCTTCATAGTAGCGGGCAGCCAATATGAGGACCGCCTGTCCCAGATCAGCAGGCACCTGATCCCAGCGATCGCCGAATCCTGCAGTAAAGGTCACATTGACCAAACCCCGGCGGGGTACATGCGGCAGGATCACGCCAGCGGGCAGGATCATGGGCCTCTGTCCATGCGGCAGCAGCCGCCAGTTGTCCGGCGGCACTTCTGTCACGGTGCCCATTCCATCGTCGATCTCGATCTTCTCGACGGCAATCACCGGCGCCAGGGGCAAGGTCTGGCCCAGCCTGTCGCGCCAGTCGTCCAATTGCATCCGAAAGCGGCGCGTCAGCAATACCTTGCCGGTACGGGCTTCGATCGTGGCGATGGCGGCCCGCAAAAAACCGGCCAACGCGACGTCCTCGGCGTTGTCTTGGGCGATCTCGAACCCCGTTCCAAGCCGCAAATGCTCGCGCAGCGCCGCAACAGGCAGCGCCTCGGCTGCCGGCGCCGTTTCCTCGATCAGCAACATTTCGCGAACCTCCCGTCTTGCTGTCCGCCTGTCATTCACCGAAACAAGGCCCCCGGCCGGGGCCTTGACCTTGTGTCAGGACGGGAAAGACCGCGCCCGCGCGCCAGCCATCAGCACGCGCGGACAGTTGCAAAGCCGGGATGGCCGGCCACCCGCGCGCGGTCTTTCCCTTCACCCGAACCCGTCGTTTGGGGTCAGGCGAACTTCAACAGCTTGACAGCACGGAAATCGGTCACCCCGCCGCCCACGCGCTTGGTGGCATAGAACAAGACATGCGGCTTGGCGCTGAAGGGATCCCGCAGGACGCGCAGGTCGGGGCGCTCGACGATGGTATAGGCGGCGCGGAAATCGCCAAATGCGACGGCCAGGGAATCGGGACCGATGTCGGGCATGTCTTCGCTGATCATGACCGGATAGCCCAGCAGTTGCGGAGTCTGCCCGGCAGCCAGCGCATCGGTCCACAGGAACCGGCCATCGGCATCCTTCATCTTGCGGATCGCAGCCGCTGTCTTCGAATTCATGACAAAGCTGGCGTTGACCCGATATTCGGCGCCCAGCGCATAGATCAGATCGATCAATGCATCGGCAGGAGCCGCTGCATCAAAGCCGCCAAGCGAAGCCGTTTCGATCACCCCGATGGTATTGGCCCCGGCTGTCGAATTCGACGCAGTCGGATAGGAAAGAATGCCTCGCGGCTTGGACTGGCCATCACCCACGACGAATGCGGCCGACTCGGACCGGGCAAACTTGTCGGCGATGCGCTCGGCCAGCCAGGCTTCGACATCAAAGGCCGCGTCGTCCAGCAGACGCTGGCTAGCCTTGGGCATGGCCGACAGTTCATGCAGCGGGATCGAGATACGCTCGACATTGCCTGGTGCCGTGTCGGCGGCGGAATCCTCGTCCGCCCAGCCCGCACCCATCTCGTTCTTCTCGACCAGCACCTCATAGGTGGCGGACTCGATGGTCACGACATTGGCCAGCTTGCGCAGCGAAGCACCGGACCGCAGCACGTTCTGGACCGTTTCCGCAACCTGCGGCGCTGCCAGGAAACCGCCGTCGCCAGCGACCGTCAGCCCTTTTTCCTCGATGACCAAGCCGCGCAGGCCGTCATCGTCGCCGCTGCGCAGATAGGCGCTGAAGGCTTTCTGATGCGGCGCCTCGACCTCGGCCACGGTGGACAAGGGCGCGCGGCCGCGGATGGTCTTGCGTTCAAGCATGGTCATGCGTTCTTCCTGTGCAGCAAGTTTCGTCTGGATGTCATTGCGGAAACCTTTGAGCTCGCCGACGAACCCCCGCATGGCTTCCTTCAGGTCGACGGCCGTGCCGCCACCCTCCGCGGCTTTCACCTCGGTCATGATCTTCTCCTCATCGCGATGATCGGGGCCGACCCGCCCCTTGTTTTCGGACCACCATGGCGATCCAAAACCCACAGACCGGGGGGGCTTCATCCCCCCGAAACCATCAAACCCGCAGCGCCTCGGTCGCGGCAGAAAACAATGCCGCAAATTCGCGCAGATCGTCCGAATCCTTGCGACCCACCTTGGCCTCGGGCAGCATCGGGAACGTGACCAGCGACACTTCCCACAACTCGACCTCGGCCAGCACGCGGCGGCCCTTTTGGTCGCGCTCGGCGCGGATCGTGCGATAGCCGATCGACAAGCCGTCGATCGCGCCCGCCTGGATGAGCGCGGCAGCCTCCCGCGCCAGGGCGACCTCTGGCAGAAGCCGTCCCTTGACCCACAGGCCCTTCTCGTCCTCGCTGATCTCGTCCCAGACGCCGATGGGCTTTTGCGGATCATGCTGCCACAGCATCCGCACCTTGTCGCCCTTGGCCGCCAGCCTTGCCAGCGATGCGCCAAACGCCCCTGGCGCCACGGCATCCCCTCCCTGATCGGTAAGGCCGAACAGGCTGGCATAGCCCTCGATCATCTGTCCATCCGTCAGGACCGGCGCCCCGCCTGCGAATTTCACCTCAAGTCCCGGAACCATGCCTCAGCCTCCTTTGGGCGCGAATTCAAGAATGCCCTGCACTGCCTGCGTCAGGATCACGGCCACGACGCCATAGACGGTCATCCACAGGCGCCTCTCCAGCCCTTCGATCAGGGCCTCGATCCGCTCCAGCCGCTTTTCCACGGTGCCGAATTGCAGCGCCATGATCCGTTCCTGAGCCTCGAATCGCTGGTCGTGCCAACCGAAGCTGTCCTTCACAAAACGCGACCCCTCCATGGGATCACGCCTCGGCCAGCGGCGGCAGGCCCAGCAGCGCCCGCTTTTCCGCATCCGTCAGGAATGTCGCCGCGCCGATCCGCGCCCATTGCTGGTCTCGCTCCTCGGCCAAGGCCGGAATGCGGTCGGGGTCGGGGCGCAGCTCGAATTCGGCACCCAGATGCTCGGACAGCCACCAGGCGACTGACGCCGCCACCCGCGTGGCCAGCGGCAGCACGGTCAGGCGATAGAACGCCCGGTGCGCCTCGGCATAATTGGCATAAGTCGCGTCACCGGGAATGCCCAGCAGCATCGGCGGCACGCCGAAGGCCAGTGCGACTTCGCGTGCCGCCGACAGCTTCGTTTCATGAAATTCCATGTCGCTGGGCGAAAACCCCATTGGTTTCCAATCCAGCCCGCCTTCCAGCAGCATCGGGCGCCCCGCGTTGCGCGCGCCCTGGTGGTTCATCTCGATCTCGCCCACCAGCCGGTCGTACTGCTCGGGCGACAGAACCCCCTGCCCGTCCACGCCCTTATAGACGATGGCGCCGCTGGGCCGGGCCGCATTGTCCAGCAGGGCCTTGGACCAGGCGCTTGCGCTGTTGTGCACGTCCAGCGCCACCGCTGCCGCCTGCATGGGGGACAGGCCGTAATGGTCGTCCTGCGGATGAAAGGATTTGACGTGGCAGATCGGGTCGGGACTGCCGGTCATATCGAACCGGTGCTTGCGCCCGCCCACCGAATAATCATAGGCGATGGGCCATCCATCCGCGCCCGGCACGATGCTCATCCGGTCGGAACGCAGGATGTGCAGTTCCTCGGGCAGACCCTGCGCGCCCAGTCCCGCGGCCTCGACATAACCGTTGCCCGACAGCAGCATCTGGCCGAACAGCGCCTCGAACAGTTCGGCCCGCCCCTGCCCCGGATTGGGCCGCCGCAGCAGATCCAGCACCGGATGAATGTCATAACGCCGGTCGCGATCCTCGCAGATCAGGGGCACCGCGGCCCCCGCCTCGGCAATCAGCTTGACGCAGCGAAAACCGACCGGGTTGCCCACGAAACCGCCCCGCGTCAGGCTGGCGGTATCGCGCGACGACCAGACCGCGCGGCCCGCGCCGCTGGCCAGCGCCACAACACGGCCCGTCGCACTGGCCTTTCTTTCTGGCGGGGAAGCCTGCTTCTCCTCCCGCGAAAACAACCGAAACGCCATAGCTCGCCTCCATGCCAACGAAAAAGGGCCGCCAAACGGCAGCCCTTTCATCTTGGTCCAAATATCCCGGGGTCCGGGGCAGCGCCCCGGCTTTCTTACAGCCGCCGCATCTGCGGCCGCCGCCAGCTTGCCCCCGGCTCGATCACCAGTTCATGGATCGCCCAGACCAGCGCATCCAGCCGGTCGGGACTGCCACGGCCCTCGAACCCGCGCACCGTCATCTGGCACATCTGGTCCTCCAGCGCGCCCAGGCCCCGCAGGTGCTTGACGCGTCCCTGCTCGTACAACGCCGCAACAGGCTCGGCCCGCAGTCCCTTGCCGCGGCCTGCCCGCAGCGCCCGGAACGGGACCAGCGGGTCCACCTGCCTGATCACGCTCTCGACCAGATCGCCGCCCTGGTTCACCTCGGCAACCAGACGCTCGGCGCCATGGCGATCCATTGCCGCGATGGCGGCACGCGCCCAGTCCAGCGGCCCGCCCTTGATCGTGGCGTCCTCAAGGACATAGGCCGTCCAGGCGCCCGGCTCACCATTGGTGACAACGCCTGCCACGACGATCCCGCATTCGTCGCTGGCCTTGCCCGCCGTCACGGCAGGATCGACCGCCACGACAACGCGGGACAGCTTGGGCGCCCGCTCGATCCGCGCACCTTCCAGCATCGCTGTGGTCCACAACGCGCCTTCGACATCGTCCAGCAGCACGCCGTCCAGTTCCTGCCGCCCCAGCCGCGTGCCGCCGTAACGCGATGCCACCTCGGCCAGGAAACTTTCCGCCAGATAGGCGCGGTTCGCATCGGTCGGCGCGTGCGTCGTCACGGTCGAGGCGTTGCCCAGGATGCGCTTCAGCACGCCCACATTGCGCGGCGTCGTCGTGACGACCTGCTGCGGATGATCCCCCAGCCGCAGCGCGAATTGCAGCATGTCCCAGACATCCTCTGACTTCTTCCACTTGGCCAGCTCGTCGGCCCAGGCCGCGTCGAACTGGGGCCCGCGCAAGGCCTCTGGCTCATGCGCGGAATAGACGGTGGCAGTCGCACCATTGGCCCAGACCAACCGCCGCCGACCGGCCTCCCAGACCGGGCGCCGGTCGGGGGGCGAACAGGCCAGGATGCCCGATTCACCGAACACCATCACCTCGCGCACCTGGTCGAAGGTTTCCCCCACCAGCGCCAGACGATGGCATTTCCCCGGTGCGGCGGCGGTCGGTCCCTCGACCATCCGCCGCACCCATTCGGACCCGGCACGGGTCTTGCCCGCGCCGCGTCCGCCCATGATGACCCAGGTCTTCCAGCAGCCCTCGGGGGGCAACTGGTGGGGCAAGGCCCAGAACTCGAACAGCCAGGGCAGTGCCATCAGTGCATTCTCGGACAGACCGCCCAGGAATGCGTCAACCTCATCCGGCGCGGCGGAGGCAAGCCAGGCGGCGCCCGATTTCATCTCTTGCCCCGTCAAGGTCGAGGCTGCCGCCTCCGACCCCTCCGGCGATATCCTTGCGTAGCTTGTCAACCCTGTTCCTTTCCGCCATCAAAAGGCCCACCGCCTCGCGGACGACCTTTGCGGTTTGCATGGCTTCCTTCAGCTCGGCAGGGTCGACGGCCCCGCTTTGCTTGGCCTCCAACGCGGCCTCGTGACGCTTCAGATCCTTGACATAGGACCAGAACAACCCCTCGGCGACGGCGATGGCCTCGCTTGGGTCCATCTCCGCCGCCGCACTGGCAATCGGCACTGTATCCGCCCGAACCCGGTCGTGCCCGGCCACGAACGGTCCCTCGGGATCACCGACCCCGCGCCATTCCATATCGTTCAT